GGAGACACCAAAAGCCCTAAAAGGGCAAAACATCACAAAGAAGGTACCGAAGTGTCACTCAAGTTATTTTGTTTATACAGAGGAATCATCTGCAACCGCGCCAGGAGTCACTCCACCTGCGGGGGACCAAGAATCACTCTCGATCAACTTATAACGGTGCGCACTAAAAGTATTCACTAATAATATATACTAAATAGTTCATACTAGGTTATCGATTACAGAAACGCAAAAACGCCTGTCACCTACGCAATGAACGATAATAAATGTATACAAATAAATTACAAAGAAGAAGAAGAATTAACACCTTAAGGAACCGACTCCGCGCCCAGTGGGTATTGGAAGGGGGAACTACCTGGCCCTAGAATAACACCATAACGTGCGTCTAGTAACGGCTCAGGGGCCCATAGGGGACTTGGAGAAGGTAGAATAAAATAACATATTATATGATACAAAAATCCAAGGCTACGTTATGCACAAGGCAAGCCATTTGGAGTATAAAGGTGAAATTAAACAAAACCCGTAGGTAATGCGGTAATAACTAAATCCGCAGTAGTAAAGGCTGGTCCAGTGGTACCACCACCAGTAAGAAACACAGAACCGCCATTAGATATATTTAACATAAACACAAAAGTGACGGAACCGGTATCATTATATACACAATTAGCAAGCAACTGATTGTTATCATTAAGGGCTGAAAATCCGTTAAGAGGTGAAACTCCTCCCACAAAAGTGAGATTGTAAGCAGTCGCTAAAACGAGAGATGCAGCAGTAGGAGCACACAGGGCATACATCACCAGAACCTTACCAGTATAGCCAGGAGGCCAATTGATAGTGTCCAGGTTACCACCTCCAGCAGTGGAGGTTAAAGTAGTACCCATATCGGATTGTGAAGTAAGAATCGGTGGATGTGCGGTACCTCCAAAATAGGCAGGACCGTTAACAGTTACATTGGCCAAGGGTAACAGATAATGATCAGAGACATCAACTGCACTACCCAACTTAGGTTTAAACAGTGTGATATCATATGTCACCCAAAGCTCACCGATATTCGTACTAGCACCTTGCATACCAACA